ACAGGTTGTGGTATGCCGACTTCAGGTCGGGATCGGCGTCCAGGACGGCCCGGACGGCCACGCGGTAGTCCACCGACTTCTCGCGCGCCCACTCGCGCGCCCGGCGGTCCACCTCCATGGCGGGATCGTCATAGCCTCCCTCGGGCCGCTTGGCATCGGCTGTCGCCGCTTCGGCGAACAGCTTCTCCGCCTTCTCGTTGATCGCCGCAACGATGCGATCCACCACCTCGTCCGGCGACAGTTCGTCTTGGCCGTACTTGACTACCTTGGCCCCGCCCGTCAGGGCGTAGAGTGCCTCGAAGCCCTGGCGGAGCGCGGGGATCTTCAGCGAGTCGAGCCGTTGCGCGATGCGCTCTTGGCGGCGCTCACGCTGAAGTTTCTCGGCGTCGGCGGCCTTCTCTGCCGCCTCCTGCTCCTTCGCTGCGAGTTGCGCCTTGAGGTCCTGCACTGCCGCCTCAGCTTCCTGCAGGCGTTTCGCCAGGTCCTCCTGAGCCGTCTGCTGCGTCTTCTGCTCCTCGGCCTGCGCCGCCTGCCGCTCGGCCGCCCGCCGCTCGGCCATCATGCCGCAGGCATCCTTCAGGGCGTTGCAGAACGCCGCTGGGTCGTCGACGCCCTCCGGCAGGTCGGGCGGGTTGTCCATGCAGCGCGTGCGAAACCCCTCGGCCGGGCCGTACTTGGCGCACAGGCCCTCAAGCATCTGCGGCGGCATGTTGCCGAACTGGTACGTCTTCGCCTCGGCGTCGTAGGGGATCTTCAGTTCGGCGAAGTTCAGTTCGCGCATCTTCTCCGCGCACTCGTGGCAGATCTTCTCCACCTGCTCCACGGTCAACCGGATCGCCTGATCCATCTCCCTCAACTCCGTAGCATACGAGCGCACCTCGCCGTATGCGGTGTGTACCACTTCGTGCAGTGGTTGCAGTTCCGGTACGGCCGGAATCTCCGCCCCCAGCAGGGCCACGGCCTTCAGCACCCGCGGCCATGTCTTGCCGTCCTTCTCGTAGTCCCAGTAGATTTCCGCCGACACGCGGTCGTAGCGGCGGTTGCGGATGGCGTCGTAGACCGCCCGCGGGAGGTGCGTCAGGTCGGCGACCAGCTTGCGCCCAACGCGGCGCAGGTTCTCGACCCACCCCAGGGCCGGCGCGCCGGACTCCTGGTGACCAGCCTTGACGGGCGGGACGAAGCCCACCTGATCGGCGGCCTTCACCATCGCGGCGAGGTCGGAGACGGTGTACTTGTCCCCGTTGTGCTCGCCTGCGGCGAAGATTTCGACGTTGCGGATCTCGAACTGCTCCGCGTTGGCCCGCTTCCTGGCCTCAATGGCCCTCAACTGATCCAGGGCCTCCTCCTCGGTGTCGTGGCACCCCAACGCCTCGCCGCCCTCACTCGGGTAGACGCACCACTGGTCGCCCCTCTTGCGGATCACGTAGACCTTCGCCTCGTCAGCCACGGTCGAATTCCCTCCCGAATACCAGCCCGCCGCGGAGAATCATCGTCGCGGCCCACAGGGGCGACTGCCCCCAGCGTTCAACGAAGGTGCGGTGGGCGCGTTCTTCCATCTGGTGGTACGCCTCGGACTGGGCGCCCTGCCACGTCTGGTTGTTCAGGTGCAGCACCACCACGCGGTGGTTGCGGTACGCCCGCAGACCCGCCGCATACAGCCGCATCACGAGGTCGCTGTCGCTGCCGACGGACTCGTAGGCCTCGTCCAGCCGCCAACCCCGCCGCCACATCATGAGGGGGCCGTACCAGCCCTCCGTGATGAACGGGGCGCTCTCGTGCGCGAGCCTCGCCCCGATCTCCTGCACCGCCAGCGACGCCGCCCCGCAGTCACTGAAGCGCCCGAAGCACTCCAGCAGGGCCTCCAGCCACCCGGGCTTGACGAAGATGTCGTTGCCCGCCTGCACTACAAACTCACCGGAGGCGGCGTTCAGCCCCGCGTTGATGTCGTTCACGAGCGTCGTCCGGCTGGCGCGGTGGACGTAGGTGTCCGCGGCCTTGCCGAAGTGCGCCGACCCGGTCTCAACGACGACCAACTCGAACGGGACTGCGGTCGTGTCCCGGTAGATCTTGATGGCCGCCTCCGTCATGTGCGCCTGCCAGCGTTCGCGGATGAGGATTGGCAGGACTACGGAGACGGACTCTATTTGAAACCCTCCTGGGCGAGTTCCTCGGCGCGGCCGAGATCGGCCGGCGTGACGATGTCGGCCTCGTCGACTTCCATGTCGAGCGTCACTGGCACCAGGACGGACCGGCAACTGAAGTGGTTCGGCGGGGCGAGACTCCGCAACTCCGGTTCGTCCATCGGGAACACCTTCCCGTCGAGGAACCGGCAGACCGGCGTCGTGCGCTCGTCCAGCACGGCGCTGTAGACCATGCCGCGCAGAAACGACCTGACATCGTCCTGGCTTGCCAGCACGAGCCGCCCCTGGTTGAACGCCTCCGTCGCGTTCGTGCGGAGTACCGTCTCCAGGTGGTAGGGCGCGAGCGGCTGGCCGTCGCGCAGCACGGTCGGATCGCCCACGTAGGGTTCGAAGAGTTCCCGCAGTTTCCGCAGCGTGTCCTCGGGCGGCTCGCCGAACTTGAGCGCGTTCAGCAACACCTGTTTGGCGTCGGCGACGAGTTTGTCTTCCCAGACGCGGGCAATCGCGAGGGCCTTCTGCCCGAGCCACGCCAGCGCCGCGGCTGGCGTGAGTACCCGCCCCAACTGGAACTTCCGCGGCAACTCCCGCCGCAGCGTCGACTGCCCAATCTCGTAGACGCGCCGGAGGTACTCGCGCAACGCCGCCTGGAGGTCGCCGAAGCCACGCAAGTCGAGGTCCTCCACGAGGCTCGCCCGGGCAGGGAAGTTGCGCTCAATCTTGGCCAGCAACTTGTCCCGGATGACCCCGAACTGGTCGCGCAGCAACTCCGCCGCCTCGGCCTCGACCTGGTCCAGGCCACGCCTGATCTCGGCGTAGTTCGTCTGGCGGTCGTAGCGGGCGTAGGACATCGTCAACGGCTCCGGCACAGCCTGCGCCTCGGGGAACCGGAGCATCTGCCGGATGTGCTCCTCGTCGGTCGGCGAGGGCCGGACGACGTTGGCATTCACTGCGGCTAGCCACCTGTCGAGAATATCGAGGCGCACCTCATCGGTGAGCGGCAGGAACCGCCAGACCGGGTAGGCGTCCACGGTGAAGTTGAAGTCCACCAGCGGCCGCACCACCTGCTCCATCATGACGCGCTCCTCAATCTCGCGCCGGAGGCGCTCGATGATGAGCAGGAAGACGTCGAACGACACCCGGGCGCGGGCGAACGATCCCATCGCCACGTCCGAAGTCAGGCCGAGGAGGCCCGGCATCAGGATTGCCCGTGCGATGGCCCGGTCGTACTGCTCCAGCGCCGGGATGAAGACCCGCGTCGCCTGGTCGGCCAGTTGCGGGGCCCAGAAGTCGAGCGCGTCCGCCCCGGCGCGGGGAATCACCCCAAACGTCGCCGCCTGGAGGTTCTGGATGATCTCCTTCAGGTCGTCAATCTGCTGCGGCGTGTAGCGGCCCGGGTCGTACAGCCCGAACACCGGCGGCACGCCCAGGCGCTCCAGCAGGATCGCCAGCCACTTGTAGGCGTTGTCCTTGCTCCACCAGGCCCTGAACGCCGCCTCCAGGTCGGAGCGACCGTACCAGTTCGAGAACTCGGCGTCGTTCGTGAAGACGACGAACTTCTCAACGGGTAGCCTCTTCTGCCCGCCCGAAGCGTTCTGGACGACGCCGTCCGGCTTCAGGTTCCCAAACTCATCCGTGTCGAAGTCGAAGTCGTGCGGCCGACGGGTCTTGAGCGCCCGCAGCACCACGCGCCGACCGAAGGGCGTCTCGGCGCGTTCCCAAACCTTCTCCGTGACGGAATACCCGTAATCCAACGCGGAGAGGATCTCCCAGATGTCGCCCTCCAGGGTGCCGTCGATGTTGTTCAGCACCCACCGCACGAACCGGACGGGCTCCCAGTCCTTCTCCTCGCCCTCGGGGGGGTGCACCTGCCATTCAGTCGCCAATACGGCGCCCTTCTTGAAACTGAGGGCCGCCTTGATCTGGTCGTCCAAGCGCATAGCGTCGAAGACGCGCATCCCGCGCCGGCTGACCAGCGCAGACGGGTTGTAGGGGAACGTCGGCCACCCCGCCACGGCCTGCCGCCGCGGGTCCGCTAGGGCGATCTCGCCCTCCGGGGGTTTCCGTTGCTGGAACGCCTTGATGGCGGCGTTCCACCGCTCCGCGAAGTTCACCACCACGCCTCCCTGGCCGCCGCCCACGCGTCGGCCACCTCGCTGCGCTCAACCAGCGCACTCTGCTCGCGGAAGTCTACGGGTGCCGCGTCCACCCGGAGCGCCTGGGCGGCCAGGGCGACTGCGACGACGTGGTCGTCGTGTGCCCCGCCCTTGTGCTCCACCTTCCACCCGCCCGGTGTCTCCGCCACGTTCAGCCCCAGCAACTCCTTCCGCAACTCTCCGTGCTCTCGGCAGCGCAACCTGCCGCTTCGGATGAGGTCCAGTAGCGTCCCGAACAATTTGCGCCGGTTCTCGGGCGTGAAGACGAACGACTCCGCTCGGATGCCCTTGGCCGCGAGGCGCTGCTCCATGAAGACGGCCTGCCAGGGGTCGAGGATCACGCGGCCCCCGTAGGAGACTGCGGCTTGGCGCACGGCCAACTCAACGGAAGCCAGGTCGACCTTCTCCTCGCGCGGCCCCGGCAGGTAGGTGAACAGCCGCTCCACCCAGACGGCCCCCTCAGCACCCCTGCACACCGCGATCACCGAACGGTCGCGCGACAAGCCAAGGTCCACGCCGATGGCGACCGGCCCGGCCTGGGCCGGGATGGCGTCCACGAAGACGCCGTCCACCTCGTCCTTGGTGAGGTAGGCTCCCACGCCGGCCACCCAGCGGTTCTCGTGCAGCCTCGCGAAGACGTGTCCCGGCAGGGTGCGGCGCTGCTGCTCGAGGTCCTCCGCCGCGATCCAGGGCGGGGCGCAGGGTCCCCGGTCGGAGAAGTACCAGTTCTCCTCCCGGCGAGCCATCTCCCAGACCTCGCGCACGATGCTCGTGAAGTCCCACCCAGCCGTCGTGATCACGATGACCCGGCACTTAGGGTTCTTCACCGACGCCGACCACAGGGCGTCCCAGAGGTCCCGCTTCTTCCACCACGCCAGTTCGTCACAGACGATCCAGTTCGGCCTCAACCCGTAGGCCGTCGGCGCGTCTGCCGCCAGCACCCGCAACCGGCTCCCGGTGGCCCGCACTGTGATCTCGTTCCGCGTAATGTCCACGGAGGCCCCGAGCAGGGGGTTCCGCCGGAACTTCCCCACCACGTCCCGCAGCAGCGTCCTCGCTTGCTCCTCGTCCGCCGCCGCGCAGTAGAGTTCCCGGCCGGGGTCGCCCAACATCAGTTCCGTGACGGCTTCCGTCCCCGCGTCGCCGGTCTTGCTATGTCCCCGGGGCCGCCCCAGGTAGGCGTGCCGGTACTTCCCCAGGTCCAACGCCCGGAAGTCCTACTCCTGACAGGGCGTCATGACGTCCCCGAACAGCGTCACATCCTCCAGCACAATCGCCGCCCGGCGGAACCACATCCGGTCCCGCTTCCATTCCGCCAGGTATTCCCGGA